GATGAGTGCGCCGATGACGACCATAGGTTGCAGGCGGATGAGACGGCGTTTGAGAAACTCGCCGACCGACATGCGCCTCCAGCGGTCGTCGTAGGCGTAACCGACGACGAAGCCCGAGAGGATGAAGAAGAAGTCGACGGCCAGATAGCCGCGGTTGATCCGCTGGTCGAGATGGCTCGTGGCGTAGGCTTCGAAGAGGTGGAAGCAGACGACGGTCAGCGCGGCTACGCCGCGCAGTCCGTCGAGGATGTCGTAGTGGGGTTTCGTGTCGGCGAATGCGGATGCCGAAATACGGGCTTCCGCCGTCTGCATCGGGTTTGTCATCGTTGGGGTTTTCGGGTTAGCGCCTGCAAATATACGGTGAATTCGCGAGTTTCCGACATCGGATGCGAACGGACTTCCGGTGCGGCGTGCGGCCGCCGGCCGTTCGAACCGATTTCGGGAGGAATTTCGTCCGTCGCGACAGGAGGGAACTTACGACTGTCGCGCGATTTGGCGGATATTTTTTTGATATTCCGAAATATTCGTCCGAAATTTGTCAATGCAATACCCCGAAGAGTGTTGTAAGTCGAAAACATTTTCTAACTTTGTCGTGTTGTCTTGCGGGATAGCGACATATTATTAGTGAAAGTGTTTCGCTAAATCCTTGTTCCGAAATCTGGAAAATTTCAATTGCATCAGGGATAGGCAGTACAAACACTCGTCACCGTGTACGGTTATATCGTTCCCGATATACTGTTCGGTGTGGGGTATTGTTTATTTGATGCAAGGTATTCCAGAATCTCGGAACAGATAGACGAACGACTCCACACTTGAGCCGAAGTGTAGTTTATATCAATCTGATATATAACTAATATATACCATCTGTATCTTTATTTGATACCGTAAA